ATACTGTATAACTCTCTCAACGAAACTTTTATCTCTCAAGTCTCCTTGAATAAATTCATCTGCTTCTGTATTAGAAAATTCTGGATATTTGAGATCTACACCCCTTACCCAATAACCTTCTTTCTTGAGTCTCTTGACCATGTGACTGCCGATAAAACCACCGGCACCTAGTACTAATGCTGTTTTCATAAAAACCTTAATGAGGATTTTTTGGCGGAAAATTTTTTCCCAAAAGTGGGAATCTAAAGTTCATTTCTGAACTTGGTAACTACCTCCTCTATGTAGTCTATCATAGGATCTGTAATTACAGGAGAACATCCTAAGAAAAATACATTATCCAACACCTTACATGAGTTAGGATAGTTAGCATATGATTCAAGATGTTTATACCCCGGATGCATAAGAATATTCCCTGCAAAATAGTTTCTTGTTTGTATCTTATTATCCTCTAAATATTTCACGAGTCGGACTTTATTTCCTTCGTACACTATAGGTACACCAAACCAAGATGTCTCAGCATGTTCTTTTTCTTCAATAACCCTCGCACCATCGATCTTAGAGAAGATTTGATGAAGTCGAGTTTTGTTGAGACGACGGATGCGATGTATCTCGTCCTGCTTAGTCAATTGTACAAGACCGATAGACCCCTGCAGATCGGCGGGTTTGAGGTTATATCCTTGAACTCCGAAGACATACTTATGATCGACATCATGGTCGTACCCTTCCAACCAACGATCAAATCTTTGCCCACAGACACCGTTGGGCAATTTATTTTGGGATCCTACACAATAGCATCCTCTTCCCCACCAAGCATACGATCTGGCGATCTGGATTATCTCTTCGATATTAGAGGAGACCATACCTCCTTCAATAGTAGAGATATGATGGGCTGGATAGAAAGAACAAGAAGCAGCGACGGCGTGTTTGGTAAGAAACTGACCTCTCCACTTACTACCGAGGGAGTCACAGTTGTCCGCGATGTATTCGAGTCCATAAATATCCAAAATTTCGAGAAACTTATCGAAGTCATAGGGATTTCCCAGAACAGGAGAAGAAAAACACGCTCTAGTTCTACTGGTAATCTTGGATTCTAGCATCTCAAGATCCCAATTCAAATCAGTGTAATCAATATCTACAAATACAGGTTTGAGATTGTTCTGTATGATGGGATTGATAGTGGTAGGAAAACCGCATGCACATACTAGTATTTCATCTCCATCTTGCCACCCAAAATATTTTTTGAGTGCAGCAATCATGACAAGGTTTGCAGATGATCCACTATTGACCATAAGGTTGTATCTAAATTTAAACCTCTTTCCAAACTCTGCTTCAAATTTATTGACCTGTTCTCCTGCAGGCAACCATTTACCATTCAAAAGGGTTGTAATTGCAGCAACAGGTTCTTGCTCGTCCCAATATGGACCAGAATAATAGATGTTGTTGCCGGGTTTCCAATCTTTATTAGCGAGATATGGGAATAGATTCTCACCATCATCTCCCAATTGTGATATAAAATTAGAGACTTTATCTTTTATAGACATAGTTCATGTACGATAGATTCATTAGAGACTGCTTGACGAAAACCAAGGTCTTGTAATTTAGTGGTGTCCAACCAGAAATTTCTGGTCTGAACATTGTTATGAAACTCAGGTGGTTCTATATTATAGACCTTACCTTTTGTGTTAGTATATTTTATCGCAGTATCAATCAGTTGTCTAACTGCTGTAGGTTTACCAGAACCTATGTTGTAGATTTCATTCAATTCACCATGAGTTATAGTAAGATGAATGGCACGACAAACATCATCAACATGCATGACGTCACGTTGATGTGATCCATTATCATATATGTTGATATCTCTATCATTTACTAATTCATTAATCATATATTGAATAGCGTTCTTCTTCTTACTTGCCTTTGTATCACCCACACCCATAACATTACATAATCTAAGAATTCTATACTTCATACCAGTGGTCTGTGCAAAAGACTTAATTAGATTTTCTGCACAATGCTTAGTGATAGAATAGAATCCTGTAGGATTACAATGATCTCCCTCTTTAGCAGGAACATTTCCTCCTTGACCATATACGAACCATGATGATATAAAATTGAATGTGATATCTTCTGATCTACAGAAATCTAAAGTCTCACATAGGACTTTTAGATTTGTATCAACATCTAATGTTATATGATTATGTACATGATAATTATTTGTTGTCGAAATAAAATATAGAACATCCTTATGTGTAGGACATCTCTCATCTCTTTTCTCAATGTGGGTGAATGTTGGATACATCTCTGCAAATCTACCACCAACAAAACCCGGACCAAATAAAGAAATCATCTATTCAAATACCAATTAATAGTATGTTGTAGACCTGTATCAAAATTCATGATCGGTTTCCACCCAGTTTTGTTATACAACTTAGTATAACTCATGGCATATCTTTTATCAACTCCCGGTCTTGCATCCGACACACCTATCAACTTGTGTGATTTACCTAGAATATTAAGTATTTTTTTGACTACAGTTTCTACATCAAGTTCACAACCACCACCAATGTTATAAGTATCATTCATAATACCCTGCTCCTCTAACATCCATATAGCACGACAGTGATCTTCAACATACAACCAGTCACGTATCAACTTTCCTTCACTATGCATATAAGTTTTCTTACCTCTCATAGCGTTTCTGATGGTAAGGGGAATGAGTTTCTCTCGATGTTGATGTGGTCCGTAATTATTTGAACAGTTTGTTATAAGGTAAGGAAGTTTGTATGTATTATGCCATGCCTTTACAAAGTAATCTGATGCTGCTTTACTAGCAGAGTATGGATTTCTTGGATCATATGGTGTGGTCTCTGTAAATATGTCTTCATCATCGTAATCTAAAGAACCATACACTTCATCAGTAGATACATGATGAAATTTTTCTACTCCCACCTCTAGTGAAGCATTCATCAAATTGATAGTGCCTATCACATTTGATTCTAGAAATGGTTTATAATTTTTGATCGAATTATCTACATGACTCTCAGCAGCAAAATGAAATACTTTGTTTGGTTTGTATGTTTTGAAGATATGATTGACATGTTTTTCATTTGCAATGTCACACCATACAAATGTAGTCTTGGTATCTTTTTTAATAAAGTTTATATCAGAAGCATATGATAAAGAATCTATGACAACAATCTCATCATCACATACTCTCTGAATATAATTTACAAAATTACTTCCTATAAAACCGGCACCACCAGTAATCAGTATCATTATTCAGTCCCGTATTCGTTCATGCACATGTATGTAGTTTCTCTATCAATACGACCGTAGTCATCTTCAAGTCTTATAATATCATCTTCTCTACATATGCCAAGTTGTGTTTCAATAATCATCAAACCATCAGGTCCACCTTTTGCACGGTGCTTCATCTCTAGATTAATATGAAAAGTATCTCCAACTTTACATTCAGTTTCCACTCTGTTTTGTGTGACAATACCACTACCTTGAATTACAACCCAGTCTTCTGTTCTATGATTGTGATACTGTAATGATAATCTCTGGTTAGGATTGAACCAAAGTCTTTTTACTTTATAATTTTTGTCCTCGACGATGGTTTCATACCACCCCCAAGGACGTTCTCTTCTAACGATCATTATTTTGATTGTACAAGTGCCCAGTCTCGATCAAATAAGTCAAGACCTTTATCAGTGAGTATATGATTATACATCTTCTCAAAAATACTTGGTGGCATTGTACATATGTTTGCTCCGTTGAGAAAAGAGTCTGACACATGTTGGACACTTCGTATTGATGCAGAAAGGACCTGTGTTTGAGATCCATGCATACGATATATACTCGCTATCTGATTTATAAGACCAATACCATTGACAGATTGATCATCCAATCTACCCACAAAAGGAGAAACATATGCTGCTCCTGCTTTTGATGCTAGTATTGCCTGTGCTGCTGAGAAAACAAGAGTAACATTCACTTTGATTCCATCGAGAGCGAGTGATCTACATGTCCTTAGACCATCAGGTGATAAAGGAACTTTGATTGTGGTAGGATTGACGCTAAGTTTTTTACTTTGAAATGCATACTTGCTATGCAGTCTTCTACCCTCCTCTGTCATAGTCTTCTCATCACCAACAACTTCCATGCTAATGTCACGAACACCATAGTCTGCTAGTTCTTGGTAAACATCCTCTGGGTCTCTACCACTCTTGCGGATAAGAGTAGGGTTTGTAGTAACACCGTCAATAAGACCGGTTCCATAATACTTCTTTATTAATTCTGTATCTGCTGTATCTAAAAAGATTTTCATGCGTCAAAATACTCCTTTAGAATTGTGATTTGTTCATGGTATCTAGATATTTCATTCAACTCTGTTTCAATAGCACCCATAACATCAGGATGCTCACCGATACCAGTGGGATATGTAAAATATATTTCTACATTTGCTTTGTGTTTTGCTATCTGTCCTTCTGCATGCTTGATGAGATTGTTGACGAGACTGTCTCGTAGATGAATCATAATACATTATAAACTACATATAGTATATAATACATAAATAAAATTGTCAATATACAAGTTTAATTCAGGAGAATTACCCTATGGCACTCACAAAAAAAGGATCTATTGATAGGATCGATATAAGAAAACCATACAATGAAATACGTATGAGAACAAAGTATTCAATATTTGAGGATGATAACGAAATTTCTAAAGTTTACTATCATGAAACTATAAACCCCGGATCACTTGATGGGAGTGGTAATTGGATAGACACAGATATGTCTGCATACACTACCGAGATTCAAAGTATTTCACAAATAGTATGGACTGATGCTGTCAAAAACAAATATAAAGAATTTTTATCAGTTGATGTATCGGAATAATATATAAGTACATTTGTACTTACCCTACGCAAGTAGGGTTTTTTTTTGTCAATTGTATTCTTGTAAACTTTTTTGAACTCCTTCTCTTGAGATATCGGAGGTAATACAGTGTAATCCTCCATCCCAGAAGTATCTATGTCTGAAGTTGAGTATATGAGGTGTCACTCCATGTCTCTCAAAAGCATTAAATGCTTCTTCATTACGACCATTTACGATCACATTATTTTCATCGATGACAAGCATATTAACATCAAAAACTGTCTCTTCTACATAACCAACCCAATCATCCATCCACTCATTGACATAATCATAGAATTCATCACCTGCATTCGACACCCAATATCTTCCTTTTGTTTTTTTCTTCTTGTCAAGAAATGGTCTTATTTTATTCACACTTTCACCTTTGAGTCTTACGACTTCCCATCCCGGAAAAGTATCTTTATAATAATCAGGTTTCTTGAGAGTTATAATCAATCCGGGTTTCACCGGACAAAAAACGCCATCGTTATGTCCGGGAACAGACACCTGATGAACGTTATAGTTAGGAAATAATCTTTGCCACTTCTTCATAAAATTCTTTTCATTAATTTTATTAATAATATTATTCAGACCAAAGAATAAGTCTTTACCGACTCTAGTAGTATTTGCAGAATTTATATATTGATCATAGACAATCTCAGTGCCATTATCTTTCAAAAATTTTTCCAATGTTTTATAAGGATATACTTTTTCATCCCAAATATATCTTGTCGGTTTCATAATTGTATTTGTATGTGCTTGAATTATAATATTCTTCAAATCTTCAGTGTCAACTATCTCCATTAGGTTTATATTTTTTCTTCGCAAAGATTTCAAGAGCATTTTTTGAGTCGCTAATGATACAGGTCTACCGGGAAAAGTAAGATCATATACGTAACTTATTATATCCTTACCTATATCTGATAAGTTATTTAATGAATTTGTGTTTATTATCTCATGAAGTTCTGAATCAATGTCAATATTTTTTCCAAAATTATTTCCGGGCATAAAAAACCTGTTACCAATCATAGCAGTAAGGTCTCTCGGAAACATTGGTGGATATGACATAACTCCATCAGGTCGTATATGATCTTCTGGATTCTCTGAAATATCAGTTCTTATTACTTTTACATCAAACTTTTCAAGAACTGATATCAGTTTCTGATAATCCTCTTCAGTTTCTTCAGCAATACGATGAAAGACTTCTCTAACTCTTAAGTTTTGTATATAATTGAAATACTCTGGAGGATAACACCTCCCTACAGCACATACTTTTAGTGGGTCCCAGTGCTGATGAACCGATACT